GATGCTTCTGCGTTCAACTTATCTGGTTTGACAGAATTGAGACTTGGTTCTCTTGGAGGTCAGGTCGGTGAGGCGATCTCTGAATTCTCTGCTGACCCTGCAATGTCTGGTAACTCAAACAGTGCATGTCCAACAGAATTTGCGGTTAAGGGATTCGTAACTCGTGGTTCAATGGGTACTAAGGCGATGACACCTCCTGTAGGTACAACCGCTCAAAGACCTGGCGGCGTTGACGATGAGTTCAACACTGGTTGTTTAAGATTCAACACTGACTTAGGTGCTCTTGAATACTACAACGGAACTACATGGATTCAGCCAGGTGTCGAGTCATATAGTACAGTTTCATCCAACTTCAGTGCTGTTGCTGGAGTTAACTACTTCGTCAACACAGGTGGTGGACAGGTAACTGCAACACTCCCTGCATCTCCTGACTTGGGTGCAACAATTACATTCTTTGATGTCGGTAAGACATTTGATTCTAACGCACTCGTGGTTAGTAGAAATGGTAAAGTAATACAGGGTGACGGCGCTAACCTAACTGTTAACACAGAGGGTGCTTCATTCAGTCTTGTATTCTCAGGTGACACATATGGTTGGAGAATCTTCTCCATCTAATTTGAGATCCTTTACATCATGATATTTTTTACAACGCAAATTTTAGGATCATAAATGGCCAACTATAGATCATACAGAAGAATAAGATCAGACCAGATTCACTCGTCGAATATTCACCCCGACAAGTTGGTTGCTGGTGTGACTCCTTCTTACTGTGTGAAAATGTTCCACGGCCATCCATGCTATTGTACGCCTGGATGTTGCTGTTACTGGCAAGTTCCATCTGGAGTAGAGAAACTCACTATTGAATTGTGGGGTGCAGGCGGAAACGGACATGGAGCATGTACTTGCAATAGATGTCAACACTTTAGAGGTGCTGGTGGAGGTGCTTACAATACTAAGACAATTTCTACTGCTGCTGGTTGTCAATATTCTGTATGTGCTGGTGGCGTATACAGATGTTGTTCAAGAGAGTGTAACGGATGTAACGGATGTTCTTCGTACGTTAATGGTTATAACTTAAGTAACTTCTGTGCTCACGGAGGTCCAAGAGGTTGTGCAAACCCAGACTGGACTGTTAGATGTACTTCTGACAACTGGTGTTGTGTATCGCCTGGAACTTGGGGTGGAGACTTTGCAATGGCTCCTCACCAAAAAGGTTGGTCAGGTCACTGGAACTGTCACTGTACTGGTGCGGTTGCAAGTGGAGAATCATCAGGTGCTCCATTCTTATCAACAAACAGTGTTGAAACTCAAATGGAACAGTGTTGGTCACGTTGCGGTTGCTGGACTGCTCCTTATGCAACTGGTGGTCAAAGTGCGATGACTACATATTGTGGTCGTTGTTGCGGACAAGGGGGTCAAGGTGGCTCTGGTGTCGTACGAATTACTTACGTCTAGGATAGTAAATGGCTAATTATTCATCATACAAAAAAATTCATGGCGACCAGATGGAATCCAGCATCTTGGGGGCATCGAGTTTCAGTCAATCTCCTAACTGCACTTACGGCGTAAAGTGGGTTTTCGGTATTATGTGTCGTTGTTCGCCTGGTTGTTGTTGCAACTGGTCAGTCCCAACAGGGGTGAACAACATGTGGGTTCAGGCTTGGGGTGCTGGTGGAAACGGTACTGGTGCATGTTCATGTAACAGATGCCAACACTATTCAAGTGCTGGTGGAGGATATTATAACTCTAAAATGATTACAACCAATGGTGGTTGTTCATACAGTGTTTGTGCTGCTGGAGTTTACAGATGTCTATCTAGAGAATGTTATGGTTGTATAGGTTGTTCATCTTATGTGAACGGATATAACCTATCAAACTTCTGTGCTATCGGTGGATGTAGAGCAAACGCTAACCCAAGTTGGTCAACTGGTTGTACATCTGTTAATACCTGTTGTAGAGGTCCTTCAACAAACGGTGGAGACTTCGGAATGGGTGATCATGCTGGTGTGTGGAACGTATCAAGACATGATACTTACAGAGGTTGGTGTCATTGTTATCACTACGGTCATAGACCCGCTTCTGCACCTTTAATTGGTACACAAGTAACACAGTCTATTAGAGAATGTTGGATTCGTTGCGGTTGTTGGATCGTACCTTACGGACACGGTGGACAAAACGCAATGTCTACATACTGTGGTAGGTGCTGCGGACAAGGCGGTACTGGCGGTGGCGGCCTCGTCAAAATTACATACTTCTAAGGAAAAGAAATGGCTACTTATTCATCATACAAGATGATCGACAACTCTCAGATCACGGATGCTTCCATCCCTGCGTCTGCGGTTCAAAGTGGATCTTTCTCTAACTGGTGTGTAAAATGGGTGTACGGTCATCCATGTTACTGCACCCCTGGCTGCTGTTGCAACTGGCAAGTTCCTACTGGAGTAACAAGAATTACTTGGGAAATATGGGGTGCTGGAGGAAATGGACACGGTGCGTGTTCATGTAATAGATGTCAGAACTGGCATGGTGCTGGTGGTGGATATTATAATACAAAAACTATTTCGACTAATTCTGGATGTTCATATACTGTATGTGCTGCTGGTGTTTACCGTTGTTGTTCTAGAGAGTGTACAGGGTGTTGCGGATGTAACTCTTATGTAAATGGATATAACCTCTCTAACTTCTGTGCCTTAGGTGGTACTAGAGGTTGTGCAACTGGTGACTGGTCTGCAAACTGTTATTCAGAATTCCATACTTGTTGTATGCAACCTGGCGCTCACGGAGGAGACTTCGGAATGGGCAACCACGGTGGTAACTCATACAGACCTGACGGATTCAACTGTCACTGTTACTTTAACGAAGGTAGACCAACAGGTGCTCCATTCATCGGAACTCTTGGTGTTTCCTACGGACAAAGACAGTGTTGGATGCGTTGTGGTTGTTGGACAGTTCCATATGGACACGGAGGACAAGGTGCAAACAGTAACTACTGTGGAAGATGTTGTGGACAAGGTGGTCAAGGTGGATCAGGGCTTGTCAAAATCACTTACGTCTAAGATTCTTTGTAGACATTGTAAGAGAACTGCTACAAATAAAATACGTTGTTTAGGGATGTGCGTTGCAGATTCCGACTACTAGGGGGTTTATAACCCTCTTTTTTTTATAAATAATACCGAAGGAGAAAACCCGAAGAAATCCAAATGGCAACAAAAATTATCGAACAGGGATGGCAACTATCATTGCCGAATGACTTTCTAACAGATCACTCATTTTCTGATGGAAAACAAAGAGACCAAACTTATGATGGTCCAGACAAAATCTTTCTACAAATTAATGCAGAAGGTAAAGAAGTATATGGTCCTCTAACAGAGGATGATATCGCAGATGGTCGTCCAAAACCAGCTGATGTAGTTCAGTGGTACGAAGTAGACTGTGCTAGATCAAACCTACACACACTTATCTGCCAACTCAGAGGCCCAGTTATCAATGAGAAGGAAGAAAGTAGAGATTCTGGAAGTGATGTATTCCATGCTGGATCTCCAGACTTGACTGCTGATGGATATGAGAGATTTACATATTCTTCAGTGTTATACCCAGATGACATTTACAACTTTGAGTCTATCACAGTTGCAAACCCAGGCTCTGCTGGTCCTGATGACATTTCCATAAGTGCTTTCACACCAAAAGAGAAAATGAATGGTGTTGACTTTGACAAAACTTGGGATCATGTTAGAGAACATAGAAACAAAGTTCTTGCTAACAGTGATGGTATGATTGCAGAGGATATGCCAGATGCACTTAAAACACAGTGGAAAACATATCGTCAACAGTTAAGAGATCTTCCAGGCAAAATGCAAGCTGCTGGAGTTCACCCTAACTTTGCTGACATGATGTTCCCAATGGAACCAAACTTCACGAATCCACCAGATGGTCCAGAAGATGAAACAGTGACAGCTGAATCATGGAAGCCACCAAATGCAATGTAAAATAAACTTTTATATATAAGTTAATTCAAGATCCTCCTATGGGGATCTTTTTTATTGTCTAGGGTTATGTTTGAAGTATACAATCAAGATCCTGTGATACACAGGGTTTATGATCATTCTAGATTTAATGATGTTGGATTTGTTTGGAGAAAAGTTTTTGTAGTAGATGATTTTTACAAATATCCAGATCAAGTAAGAAATTACGCTCTATCCTGTGAAAGAACAAAGGATAAGGAAGTTTGTGGTGGTTTAATAGGATCAAGAGTCATGGAAGATAATCAAGAGATGATTGATAATCTTCGACCAGTATTCAGTAAACTCTGCCAACATGAAGAGTGGACAAATTTAGAATACGGTGATGGCATGTTCAATTATCTGTGGGATAATATGAAATTCATGGTCAATCATACGACACATGATGATATAAATGAAAGATTCAGTAAAACTATTTTTTGTAATACTCATCATAAAGATAATATTGATACCAAGTGGGCTGCATTAGTTTATTTGAATACTCCAGAAGAGTGTGATGGTGGCACAGATTTCTATAAATTCATAGAAGATCATCCATATGATTTTGGATACAACATTAAAAAAGATATAAAGTTGACTATGGAGATGAAATATAATAGAATGGTGTTATATGAAGCACGTCACACTCATGGAGCTACCTTAAACAGGTCTATGTTTAAGGAATATCCTAGACTGGCACAGGTGTTTTTTATGTGACTATATACTATAGGAATTATGAAAACTATGAGATCGAAGGCGTTTTTTATCAATGGTGGAGCGGGTAGAGTTATAAGTTCAATCCCTGCATTTGAAAAATATGCAGAGAACAATGAAGACTTTATTATCGTATGTGAAGGTGGAACTGATTTCTTCAAGGGACACCCAACATTAGATAACAAGGTTTATGACCACTGGCACAAAAATCTTTTTCAAGAACACATCAAAGACAGAGACTGCGAGAGTCCAGAACCATACAGAATATGGCACTATTACAATCAGAAGTGTAGTTTAGCACAAGCATATGATATTGCAATCAATGGTTTAGATGAACCTAGAGAATTACCAAAACCAACAATCAATCTCAATAAAATGGAGATTATTGCTGGATATAATATTGTTGAAGAAATAAAAGCAACAACAAAAAAAGATAAGGTAATTGTAATTCAACCGTTCGGGAGATCTGTTGAACAGATGGGAGAGTTTATTGCAGATCCAACTTCAAGAAGTTTCTCTCTCGTAGGAGCTATTGATATCATTAACCAACTCAAAAAAGATTATGCAGTAATCATAATGAGTGAAAATCATTTTTCTACTGAGGAAAATGAGGAAAAGTATCCTATCGCTAGACCACAGATAAGTGATATGAGAGTATGGGCTGCAGTTATTGAGATTGCAGATCATTTCATAGGATGTGATAGTATGGGGCAACATATTGCAAGAGCATTTGATAAAACTGCAACAGTTGTAGTTGGTTCCACATATCCAGAAAATATTAGTTATCCTGGCCACAAGGACTTTGATATTTTTGATGTGGGAAATGGTCGTAGAGAATATGCACCAATCCGAATCACTATGGATGAAAGAGTTGATCGCTTTAATGATGAAGCGATGGAGTTGAGTAAGAAACAAGTTGATGAGATTGTTGCATCTTGTAGGAAGAGACTAGGTAAACCAAAAACATACACTGGTACTTTTGTTCCTCCACAACAACAGCAAGGACAATCTTGTTCACCAAATCAACAACCAGCAATTGCATCACCAATGCAATCTATGAGTCCACCTAGTACTCCTAGTCAACAAAATTTGAGTTCATCTTGGACTCCATCATCATCGAATGTTCCTAGTATGACAGGAGCTCCTAAACCTACATTTAGTTTAGATGCACCAAAACCAAAAAAACCAAAGAATAAAAAAGGTTTCCAATCTGAAATTAAGAATCTTTTAAAGTCAGATAAAGCAGATGCAATTACTATAGAAAAGAAAATTATTTAATATGACACAGTGGATCGCAGCAATCGCCAGAGGACATAACTCTGGTGTTTGTTTACTGAAAGATGGAAAGATGGTCTTTTCGATTGAAGAAGAAAGATTATCTAGAAAAAAATATGATGGAGGTCCTTTGGCATCCATGATCAAGATATTGGACTATACTGATAGACTTGATTATCTAGTGGTTGCACATACACAACCACTAGATCAGGCTGGATCAAATGATTTTACAGGAGAACCTATTTACATTGCCCTTGCAAGAAAACTAGGTTTGATTGATCGTAAAGCAGATATTTACAAACATCCACAAGTAGTAGATTATAGTCATATTCATCATAAACTTCATTCATCTTGTGCTTTTTTCAGATCAGGATTTAAGAGTGCTGTATCTGTTATCGTAGATGGTGCTGGAACATTTATTCCTATGGAGATTGATAGGGAACAAGAAATGACATGGGAGTTGGAAACTATCATTCAGTGTGCATATCCAGATAATTTTAAGACATTATATAAACATCAAGGAGGTAGAGGTCCTTGGGGTGCAGTAAGAATTGAAAAGTTTGTTTCTGATAGGGAAGATGAGGAAGGGACTCACGAATTAATATTAGATGACTCTGCTGGTATCGTAAAAGCCTATGAAGCAGTAACACAGTATTGTGGTTGGGCTCCTATTGAAGCTGGTAAGACTATGGGACTATTCCCATACGGAAAAGAAAATAGTGAGATTCCAGACATCTATACAAACTATGATGGTAGAAGTGATTGGGCTACTACTAATAGAGATCTAATTGTACCTACCTATCCTAATGGTGCAGTTGTAAACAAAGGTAGATTCTTAGAACTAAGAGAACCTATGGATACAAGTGGTGTTAAAGATCTGACTCAGTTAGATAATCGTAGAGATTTAGCATATGCAATCCAAACAGAATCACAATCTATGGTATTGGATCTTATCTTCAAAGCGGTTGAGATGAGTGGTGAAAAGAATGTAGTTCTTTCTGGTGGATATGGATTGAACTGTGTTGCAAACTATTGGTATCTTCCTCAACTAAAAGAAAAGGGTATCAATTTATTTGTAGAACCAGTAAGTAATGATGCTGGAACGGCGATAGGTGCTGCATATTGGCACTATCAGAAAGTAAGTAAGAATATGAAAGTTCATCCAGCGATGACAGATCTATATTATGGACCTAAACACGAATATGATCCTGAGTATATTACAGATCTTGCAAATTATTACAATGCAACTAGAATCTTTGAGGCTACGCATGAAGATGCAATTGATCTGATTTCTAAGAAGAATATTGTTGCCATATTCCAAGGTAAATCAGAATCAGGTCCTCGTGCATTGGGTAATAGATCGATCATGTATGATCCTAGAGATCCAAAAGGAAAGGATCATGTCAATACTATCAAACGTCGTGAATATTTCAGACCGTTTGCTGGATCAATATTGAAAGAATATGTACACGAATGGTTTGATCTTCGTGGCATGGATGATACACCATTTATGATGTATGCTGTGAGATGTCAGGAAGGAATCAAAGAAAAGATTCCAGCAATCATTCACGTTGATGATACATGTAGAATTCAAACAGTAACGGAAGATGTCAACCCTCACTACTATAATTTAATTAAAGCTTGGTATGATAAGACAGGATGCCCTATTATCTTCAATACATCCTTTAACCTAGGTGGAGAACCTCTTGTAGAGACTCTAGACGACGCTCTAAGGACTCTTGCAAATAGTTTGATAGAATACCTCTATCTGCCTGAGTACGGTCTTATGATCGAAATAAAGAACTGATGAGAGAAATAAAAGAATACGCATATCCATATCAAGAAGATAATAGTGAAATGATGACTGCTATTCTTAATTCTACAGCTCCTATACCAGAGAGTTATGAAGAAAGATCTGAGAATTGTCATATAGCACAACAGATTCAAAGTTCACGAGCTGTACAAAAATTTGTGAATTGGATAGAAGAGACAACAGATACTAAGTTGAAAGATATATGGGGAGTCTGGTATCAAGATGGTGGTGGGATTAAATGGCACTCTCATGTAGGAGATTTTAGATATTCATTTGTTTACTACATACAAGTTCCAGATAATAGTTCATCAATAATTTTTAGTGAAGATCCAGAAACAGATGATCAAACTACAATGTATCCGAATCAAGGCATTTGTATGATATGGGATAATGATTTTCCACATTGCGTTCCTCCTAGTAATCACAAAGGTAGATGTGTCTTATCTGGTAATCTAATATGAAGTTTGAAGTTTACGATGATTTTATATCGCCAACGTATCAAAATATATTAGAGAGTTTGCTCTCTGATTATAATACTAGGTGGTCATATCAACCACACATGGATTATGGTAAACGTGGAGCTCCACAATTTTTAATTGGCGTATTGGATAACGGAAATGTGGGAGATCAAATGTTACACTTTGCTCTTTTAGGTTTGGTTAGTAAGATCATAGATGAACAATTACCCAACTGTATGAATACTAGAATAAGAGCAATACTACAGACTCCTATAGTTAATCCACCAAAGCATTATATTCCACATACTGATGATAGGGGATCTGAATTTTGGAGTGCTATTTACTATGTAAATGATTCCACAGGTGACACATACTTGTTCGATCAAAAGACAGATGATGTTGATAACCCATTAGATTGGAGGTGGAATTATAGTGATTCTGTGTCGCCTAAGAAAGGAAGATTAATAATATTTCCTTCTCAAAATTTTCATGCTGGTTCATCACCTAAATCTGATAGAAGGATGTTACTCAATTTTAATTTTGCAAAGAGATGAAGAGAATTAAAAGATTAGTTATTGTTGGAGGAGGAACTGCTGGTTGGATTACAGCTTCATGGTTTGCCCGTAGATGGGGAAAGATGATGGACATAGTTGTAATTGATAAATCAGAACCAGAGAGAGTAGGTGTTGGTGAGGCAACTCTTTTAAGTTTCCCAAATGTCATGAAGATGATGGGATATAAACCTACAGATTGGATGAAAGAAATAGATGCAACATTTAAAGCGGGTATTTTATTTCCAGGCTGGGGTAAGGAAGACCAAACAATATGGCATCCATTTTCATTTACAAGTGTAGGTGATTCCAAAACACCTCTATATGATCTATGGCAATCATTTCAAGATGAGTATGATATAAAAGAAATATCTCCAATGTATGTTTCTTCTATGAAAAATAGAATAGAAACAGATTATATACATGACTCATATGCTTTTCAAATTGACTGTGGTAAATTAGTACAGTTTTTACAGAAGAATACAATACCTTATCTCAAAGAATATATTCAATCTGATGTAGTAGATATCCATAGAGATGGCCAGGCAGATGATATAACTTGTTCTAGTATCAAGCACTTAGTATTAGATGATGGATCAAAAATAACTGGTGATCTATTCATAGATTGCACTGGTTGGAAACAGATGTTGATAGGAAAGAAAAATGTTGATTGTAGTGATAGATTGTTTATAAATTCCGCTTTGGCTGCAAAAGTAGAATATGAAAATCTTGGTGAACAACATCCATATACTGCCTGTCCAGCACAGGAACATGGTTGGATATGGAAGATTCCTACTCGATCTAGGATAGGCACAGGATATTGTTTTAATAAAGATATTACTGATCCAGATAAAGTTGCACAGGCTTTTTCAGAACATTGGAATGGTAGAATTAAACCAGATGACATGAGATTGTTAGATTGGAAACCACAATATGCTAGTAGATTCTGGAGAGGTAATGTAGTTCCTATTGGTCTTTCTGCTGGATTCATTGAACCATTAGAAAGCACAGGACTTGCACTAATGATAAGAGGTGTAGAATATCTTGAAGAATCCATTTATGGATGTAGTTATAATTGTAAGATAGATCCACCTTTCTTTCATACTAAGATGAGAGCTAGTTTTGAAACAGCTGTAGATTATGTAAGTATGCACTACTCATATACAGAAAGGGAAGGAAAATTCTGGGATTTTGTAAGATCTAAATACAAAAAAACTCCTATGCAAATTTTCTTTGAGGAGGAGATTCAAAACCCCAACAAACAGACCATTCAGACTGGTAAAGTAGGTTCTTTTTTTGATGGCACTAATTGGCACGTTTGGTTATGTCAACTGATGAAGGATGAAATTAATCCAAAACAATATTGGAAAAAAGATGTGAGTTGTGTGCCAAGATTGAAAAATTTTATACAAAATACCTTACCAAAAAATCAGAGAGAAGCTATTCCTCATACTGAATATCTTATCCATACAGACACACTCAAATGAATAAAATAGTATGGTGTAATGGAACCTTTGACATCCTACATCCAGGCCACATAAAATTATTCAAGGTTGGTAAATCTCTAGGAGACAAACTCATAGTAGCCACAGATACTGATGAAAAGATACGTCAAGATAAAGGTGCGTCTAAGCCCATCAATAATCTTTGTCACAGAGTTTCGATGTTACAAGCGATAAAATATATTGATGAAGTATTGTACTTCAATGACAGAAAAGAGTTGGAGGGGTTGATAGAATTGTATTCACCTGATATACTATTGTTAGGTGATGATTGGAAAGACGGAGATGTGGTTGGAGCTCATCTTGCTAAAGAAGTAAGGTTCTTACCTCGTCTAAATTATTCAACAACTGATATCATAAAGAAGATTCGTGGCTAATGTAATTGTTATAGGCGATAAGTGTACTGATAAGTACATCTTTGGTGAGTGTAGTAGGCTCAGTCCAGAACAACCTGTCCCTGTTTTAGATCAAACTATAATAGAGGAAAGACCAGGCATGGCTGGTAATACTGAGTTGAATCTTCAAGCATTTGGAATCAATACTGTATTATTATCACAGAGAGAACTGATAACTAAAACAAGATTTGTAGATACAAATAGTGGTTATCAATTGATGCGTCTAGATGAAACTCCAAAAGTGAGTAGAATTGCAAATGCTGAAGTGAAGATGGCAATGATGCACATGAACCCTGATGCAATTGTTATTTCAGATTATGACAAAGGATACATAACTGATGATGATTTATGGCATCTGTGTCACAATTTTAACAGACCAGTGTTCGTAGACACTAAGAAGCGTAGACTTTTTCATAAAGATAATGTATTCTGGAAAATAAACAAGAAAGAATATGATCTCTTGGACAAAGACCATCTACCTAACGATTCTCATCTTATTGTCACTTTGGGATCTCGTGGTGTTATGTGGAGTGGATTTACCTTCCAGCCTCAGGTAGTCAAAGTATTTGATGTTTGTGGTGCTGGAGATACATTTCTAGCAGCTTTAGTTTACGAGTTTCTAAAAACATCTAACATGCAGAAGTCTATTGATTTAGCAAATAGAGCTGCTGCAATTTCAGTAACACATCCTGGCGCTTACTATCTGAATCAGGATGATATAGAAACATTATACGGAGGAGGAAATGGAAAAACTAGCATTCAGCAGAGCGGATCTGATGCACCAACGATTACAGGCGTGGTTGCGTGAACATACATGTGAGGACATTGCGTACTTAGGAGAACAAGAAGATAAAGATGGTGAGATGAAACATCTCTATCGTATTGGAGAGCATGAAGTATTCCACGATATGATTCATGAATTAGAGATGACTGAAGTGGAAGATGATGAAGAGTGATAGAATATATTTTTAGAGTAAAGGATTGTGATATTTTTTATACGCCAGAAACAAATGGTGGTGGAGATTATTTCTTCCTAGAATACTTAGACTTAGTTATCGAACAATATGGTAGAGTTCATCATCTTATGGAGTGGTGTAGTGGGCCTGGATTTATAGGTTACGGAATGATGGCTTGTAATATATGTGATCGTCTTACTCTATTAGATAAATTTGAACCAGCAGTAAAAATAGCAGAGAAGACTGCAAGTAATTCTTTTATAAAACACGGATTAGATATAAAAGATCCCAATACAGTATATCATCGTAGAGTTTTTCCTCGTACAAAAATATACCACTCAGATAATCTATCTGTATTGCCTGATGATAAAATAGATTTAGTTGTAGGTAATCCTCCTCATTTTGAAAATGAAGAAGATGCAATAAAATCGTTAAGCAAAATGGGTAGTCCTGTTTTCAATGATCATCTGAGGGATATTATTTTAGATCCAAATTGGGATGCTCATAGAGATTTCTTTAAACAACTATCGACAAGATTGAGTGATGATGGTAGAATATGTTTACAACTTCACTCAGGTGGATCTGACGTAGATACATTCAAACCAATGGTTGAGGAAGCTGGACTAAGAATCACTGCCAGAATGGAAAGTGCTCAATACCAAGACATTTATTATTTGGAAGTTCAAAAATGAGATACTGTGTAGATATTGATGGGACTATCTGTAGTCCAACTATAGGTAGGGATTACCACAAGGCAATGCCATGGTGGGATCGAATTGCTACGATAAATAAGTTGTATGATGAAGGTCATAATATCACTTACTTTACCGCTAGAGGTATGGGTCGATTCGGTGATGATCCAGATGCAAGTACAAAGGCATCTATTCTATTATTTGATCTTACAGAAAAACAACTTAAAGATTGGGGATGCAAATATCATTCGCTAATCTTAGGTAAACCACATGCTGATTACTTTATTGATGACAAGGGAGTGAATTCTGATGACTTCTTTAGGACCAAGTAGAAGACCTCGTAATGCTCGTGCAGCGGAACCTATAAAATTTGTACCGAAGGGATGGGGATATGAAAAATGGATTGCAAACTGTGAAAAGTATTGTGGTAAACTCTTGTTTATTGCAAAGGATAAACAGTGTTCATGGCACTATCACAAATTAAAAGACGAAGTATTCTTTATTCAGAGTGGTAAGATAAAATTATATCATAGTTGGGGTATGGATATAGAAAAGGCAGAGATAACAATATTAAATAGAGGAGATAAATTTCATGTGCCTATTGGTCTGAAACATCGTATGTTTGCAATAGAAGATACTGAACTATTTGAGTTTAGCACAGAACATTCTGATTCAGATTCACATAGGATTATGCCTGGCGATCTAATATGATAGAAAAGATCACAGACATGATATATGTTGAGAGAAATGTTCTCTCACAGGAACAGTGTGATGAATTAATACAATATTTTTGGGATAGTAAAGAGAAGCATGATGATGGTAAGGTACAACATTTTGTTGGCGGAGAGTACAAAGGTAAGTTAACGGATAAAAATTATAAGAATTGTACTCAGTTTATGTTTGAGCCTGGACATAAGTATGTGAATTTGATGACAGATATAATTCAAAAAGCATATCTAAATTATAGATTACAGTTACCAGTATTACCATCTTCAGATCTTGCAATATTAGATTACACAATCAGAGCGTATCCAAAAGGAGAAGGCGTATATAAAACACATATAGATCAAGTTAATGGAACTATATCCAGATTATTTGCTTGTATCATATATCTGAATGACGTAGAGGAAGGAGGTGAAACATTCTTCCCTGATTGGAATATTGGATGTAGATGTGAAAGAGGTAAGATATTACTATTCCCATGTAACTGGATGTTCCCACATGGATCTAACAAAAATATATCTCACGACAAATATATACTAACTGCTTTTATAAATCTAAATTACGGCATGCCCATGTATTCTGATACAGACGTATAATCACGTTGATACCATGAGGTATCTGCACATGTGTATTCTTGATACTTACCTTCTAGATGTTTGGGGAAGGGGATTACTTCAATCTCCGCCCCTTCTTTTTTGGCAATCAATTCTGCAATCTCAAGAAATGAGATCGGATTGCCAGTCCCAACATCATAGATGCCGCTCCCTGCCGTATTATCTAGGACGACATCCACTACATCTTCTACCCATACAAAATCTCTAAAGGCATATTCAGACTCTTCAAAAATTTTAATTACCTTATTTTGTTTTGCTTGTAAAGTGAACTTAGTAATTGGACTTGCTTGATCTCCTTTATGTTCCTCACCATCTCCATATACATTAAAGTATCTGAATCCCTGCACTTGTTCAAACCTATCCATATTATCAATTACCCAGTAATCTACAGTTGCTTTTGATAGTGCATAGAAGTTTAATGGATTGATAGTTTTCTTCAGATATCCATACTCACTATGAATCTTACCATACACAGATGCAGATGAGGCATATTTGACTGGGATAGAGTGTTCTATTGCTTTCTCGAATAGTGCGATAGAGAACTCTACGTTATACTTGTGAATTTTATTTACGTCTGTTTCTGTTGTACTTGATATAGCTCCCTGATGTAGAATCATCTCTACCTCATCCCACTTATCATATTGATCTAAGAAATCAAAAGCACCACTTTGTTCAACTCTGTACAGATTTTCTGGATCAAGTTTCTTTTCAAATGCTTGACCTATAAAACCTTTGTAACCTGTAAGAATAATCATACGTTTAGATAAAATACTTGTGTCAATCGGTGTAGGTCATTTTCAAACCACCCTTCCTCATCAATCGCTTTGTGAAGAATGTTAGAAGGATACATTATGAATCTATTATACTTCATTTCTGCAAGATGCACAAGTTCAAATAGTTTGTCAGATATTCCTGATTGATTTGGATCTGTTTGTAACCCTCTATAGTTATAAAAGCCAGTGCCACCTTTACATTCTTTACCCTTATTCAAATAGATCACTCCAGCCCATCCTGTACTATTAGTGTCAATATCCAAGTGAGGTCTAGATGATCTGTCTTTAGATTGAGATGATCGTACCGAGAATGTTGAGTCAGCTTTAAGAGATGTTATATCTTTCACACCATATACTTGTTCACATATGGGTGTCCATACATCTACAAATTCCTCCATATCTATTGTCATATCAGTCTCTGTTGATGGAAACCTGAGTGCCAGATTCCTTACCTTGTTTGGGTTCTTGTAAAAATTGTCTATGTAAACAATAGGAAATTCTTGCCATCCAATCAATTCTACTCTAACATCTACAGGCTCAGTGATTGCAAAGGTTTCGGGTTCATCAATAAAATACTTTTTCATATAACTAAATACTTCGGAGAACTAATGTGGAGAGGTTGTGGCAAAACCCAATAGTAAAGAAGGTTTGAAGGAATATGCTCTTAGGAAACTTGGAAAGCCTGTTCTTGAAATCAACGTTGACGATGATCAAATAGATGATTTGATTGATGATGCTATTCAATTGTTTCATGAAAGACATGGTGAGGGAATCGATAGAGTATTCTTGAAGCATCAATTTACTGAAGCAGAGAGAACAGCCATGAAAGGAACTATGGCAACAACTACTGCTACTAGTACAGCAGGGGGTCTTACTTCAGTAGACTATACAGAAACTGCAAAGTACTTACCTTTACCTGACAGTATCATAGGAATCAATAAAGTATTTAAAATGGACTCATCAACCATATCGGCTGGTATGTTCAACCTTAAATATCAGATCTTCCTTAATGATTTATACTACTACGGAGCGATTGATTTACTCAATTACGCTATGACTAAATCATACTTGGAAACTCTTGATTACATGCTTAATCCTGATGTTCAGATAAGATTTAACAAGAAGAATAGTAGATTATACATGGATATCAATGTAGATGAACTTACTCCAGAACACTTTATAATCATAGATTGTTTCAGAATTATTGATCCTCAGAGTGAGACTGCTGTTTACAATGATCACTGGCTTAAACAGTATACTACATCTTTAATAAAAAAACAATGGGGACAGAACCTTATTAAGTTTACTGGTGTTAAATTACCTGGCGGATTAGAACTTAATGGTAGACAGATATATGACGATGCTGTCATGGAGTTAGAGAAACTCGATGAGAAGTTAATGCAAGAATATGCAATGCCACCACTAGACTTTGTTGGATAATGCCTTTATCACCCTTCTTTCTAAATGGATCTCCAAGTGAACAAAGACTAGTTCAAGACTTGGTGAACGAACACTTACAGTTGTTCGGTCAGGATATCTTGTATCTGCCTAGAAAAATCATCAATCAGAATACAGTTATTAGAGAGATTACTGCTTCTAAGTTTGATGATAGTTTTAGATTGGAGGCATATCTAGTTAACACTGATGGTTTTGGAACTCCATCTGATGTGCTGACTAAGTTTGGTGTTAGAGAACAGGATGAGGTTACTCTAGTTGTATCTAAAGAAAGATATGATGACTTTATAACTCCATTCATAAACCAGTTCCCAGAAGGAGAGAGGGCAAGTGCCGTGTCACCACAAGAGGGTGATCTGATTTATCTACCTCTAGATAACGCTTTGTTTGAAATCAAATATATTGAGAGAAAAGTACCATTCTACCAAGTAAATGAACTCTTCATGTATGAGTTCAGATGTGAAATCTTTGAGCCTGAGGATGAGGTTGTTGATCTACCAGATGGATTGACTGATAAGAACGGTGAAGATGTAGATGATGGTATCATCACTCGTGGTAATATCATTACTTTACAACTAGACAAAGATGATAATACAAATGCTTTGGGATATGTGGCTCTTGCATCTACAGTTCCAGGCGTAAAATCTGTCCAACGTGTGCCACTATTCAATGATGGTAACTACTTGGGAACTCCAACAGTCCAGATATTTAAACCAAAACAAGGTAATCAAGCAACTGGAACTGTAACTATCGCAGAAGGTGGTATTGATACTGTAACTCTAACAAGCAGTGGGTCTAATTATCTTAGTGTTCCTACTATATCGTTCACTCCACCCAACCTAACTACATCATCACAGATTAAATTTGGTAATAATTCATTACATCATACATCAGTCACAGATGTAATTGGTGCTAACTTTAAGTTCGTAACTAATGTAGACTCAAGAGATACTGGTAATGGTAGACTATCATTGAGTTTCTGGTTATATCCTACCAAATTTGATCCAGCTGTAAATGGTGGTACAGTTATGTGGACTGATAGATTTAAGATATATTATAGAGAAACAGGTAATATGATCTTTGCTTCTGGTTCTGGATCTATAGAGAACACCACACAACTCAATCTAAATGCTTGGAACTTTATCAGAGTAGAACAATATAATACTGATGCAACTATATCTGTAAATGGAACTGTAAGTAATACTCTAAACACTGCAAACCCAATCATGTTCTTTGCAGGCGATATTCTCACATTAGGTGCTGACACTGCTGGTGCTGGATTTATTCCAAGTCAAACTGCATCATTTGAGGGATTCTTAGATCACCTAACTGTCAACTTGACTGGCGATAATGCACTAAGAAATACTACTGCAACTCAAGTCCCTACCACTGAAACACAACAAGAGACTGATGCACAAACAAATAGTAACGCTTCATTTATCCGCAAGATGGATAATGAACACCCACAAGTGGTTGCAACAACTGATGCAAACAGAGTTGTAACAGGACTGACTATCAACTATGAAGGTTGGGGATATACTTCAGTTCCTCTTATGACTATAGAATCACCAGCATTAGGAACTCAGGCAACTGCTGTTGCTATCATGACAAGTAGAACTGGTGTTCCAAATCAGTCAGTGGATAGAATACTAATTACAAATCCTGGCGCTGGATATACAGAACCTCCACAGGTAACATTTAGTGGTGGTAGTCCTATTTCTGTTGCGATTGCTACTGCTGTTATATCAGAGGCAGTGTTAGGTCCTATTGGAATTACGACTGGTGGTAGAGGATATACGTTTACACCTACAGTAGGTATTACATCTGTGTACATACAACAGTCAAATGAAACCATACCATTACTACAGAACGCACAAGCAGAGGCAGTTGTAAGCACAGCAGGTACAGTCAAAGAAATTAGATATAGTAACGCTGGTGCTGGTTATACTAACACAACTGCATATGTTGGTATTGAGTCAGTGACATCAAGTTTCTTTGGTGAGTTTGAAGTTGATGAACTAGTAACACAGGTATCTACAGGCACAAGTGCATATGTAGCTAACTGGGATACTGCAAATAATATCCTCAAAGTTGTTGGAGCAAGTGGTGACTTTACTGTAGGAGAGACAATAGTTGGTGCAGCTGCAAGTTATAGAATCTTATCAACAGGAAATGATCTTTCTGCTGACATACCTTTCGCTAGTAACGAGGTTATAGAGACAGAGGCAGACGAGATTTTAGACTTCACAGAAAGAAATCCATTTGGGGAATTCTAAATACTTTCATAAGGTGGTAATATTATGTTAACAAATCATTTCTATCATGAGATCATTCGTAAGACAATCGTGTCTTTCGGAACCTTGTTTAATAACATTGAGGTACAGCATACTGACAAGAGTGGCAAGACAGTAAGTGTTGTCAAAGTTCCAGTATCCTACGGACCTCAACAGAAATTTTTAGCAAGAGTATCTCAAGGTAGAGAATATCAGGATGAAAGAAATATAGGAACCACACTCACTTTACCTAGAATGTCTTTTGAAGTCATGGGAATGAACTATGACTCAACTAGAAAAGTCTCTACCATGCAGACATTTAAGTCTACTAATAAGAAAACAAATAAAATGATCAAGGCATTTATGCCTGTGCCTTATAATATTAACATGCAACTAAGTATCCTTTCTAAACTCAATGAGGATGCAATACAGATTTTAGAACAGATACTTCCCTACTTCCAACCAGCATTTAATTTGACAGTGGATTTGGTAGATGTAATTGGAGAAAAAAGAGATATGCCAATCACTTTGGAAGGTATACAGATGGAAGATAATTATGAAGATGATTACCTTACAAGGAGAGCTTTAATATACACACTGAACTTTGTATGTAAGACATATCTGTTTGGTCCTATTAATAATAGTACTGACGGACTTATCAAAAAAGTTCAAACAGATTACTATACAGAAACACAAAACCTCAATATCGCATCCAGACAACAGAGATATACTGCCGTTCCTGTTGCGGTTAAGGACTATACTAAAGATGATACTGCTAGAACTAATGAAATAGTAAAAGTAGGCATCACAGAGTTTTCTGTAAATAGTTCAACCCCATTTAATAAAGGTGACTACATACAAATAGATGATGAGAAAATGTTAATTAGATCTATCTCTGGTAACAGGCTAACAGTTAGAAGAGGTGAATTTAAGAGTGAGGTTGTTGCACACGACACTAATATTCCTATCAGTGTTATCAATGCACAGGATGATTCTCAGGTGATTGATAAGGTATTAGAAGTCAGTGATGACTTTGGATTTGGTGAAACTATCACAGATTATGTTGATGGTAATGTGTTCAGTACAAGTCAAAATAGGGATGTTGAGACATGATTGAAGACGAAAACTTTGACTCTATAGATGACGCTCTAGATATCGTTGATAGAGGAGCGGAGATCATGAAGAAAGAGCCTTCTGATAAACCAACTAGGACTAATCCTAAGAGTTTAGATAAAAATACAAAAGGTGATATAGAGAATGATTACAAATACAGTAGAGCTCAGTTATACTCATTAGTTGAGAAAGGACAGGAAGCAGTTGATGGTGCATTAGACGTTGCACAACAATCAGATTCTGCAAGAGCATATGAGGTTGCTGGACAACTTATCAAACACGTTGCAGACACAGCAGACAAACTCATAGATCTACAAAAGAAAATGAAAGACATTGATGAAGTAAAAGAAAACAATACCACCAATGTTACCAACAATTCTTTATTTGTTGGAAGCACTTCTGATCTACAGAAAATGTTAAAACAAACTCTCAAGGATAACAAAAAATGAAAAGTTTTAAATCAATCCAAGAAGAAGGTAACTGGCAGAGACTGAACAAGTATGGTGCAACTTATAGCATCACTTTTCAGTTTAGAGGTCAGACTAAGATGCTTCAGATGTTCTTTCCTCAAAGAGCAAGACCATTGAAGAAGAATGTTCAATATGAATTAAATAAAATATATCCAGGCGGTAAAGTATTATACTTTGATGCTAGTGATAAAGATCCTACAAAACCTCTATTAGTAATTGACTCCTAATAAATTATGCCTAGTCATGAACAATACCTTGGAAATCCTAATCTAAAGAAAGCTAACGTTGCTCAGAACTTTACGAAGAAACAAGTTGCTGAGTTTTTAAAATGCGCTCAAGATCCTGTATATTTTGCACATAAGTATGTGAGGATCATAAACTTGGATGAAGGTCTAGTGCCATTCAAAATGTATGACTTTCAAGAGAAGTTAGTAAATAATTTTCATAGTAATAGATTCAATATATGTAAGATGCCTCGACAGTCAGGTAAGTCAACGACTGTGGTATCATATCTTTTACACTACGCCATCTTCAACGATAGTGTCACAATAGGTATCCTTGCAAACAAAGCTCAGACTGCAAGAGATCTACTTGGTAGATTACAAATTGCATACGAGAACTTACCCAAGTGGATGCAACAGGGTATCATTGCATGGAACAAGGGATCTATGGAATTGGAAAACAAATCCAAGATCATTGCGGCATCAACCTCCGCATCTGCTGTTCGAGGTATGTCATTCAATATCATATTCTTAGACGAATTTGCGTTCGTTGCCAACCATTTAGCAGATGATTTCTTTAGTAGTGTATATCCTACTATTAG